CCTATCTACAACGTAGATTTAGAAGATGGTGTATTAGGCAAAGCGGATAGAAACGGCTCTATACTTGTAAATAAAAATGTAGATAATCCTAAACAAATACAAGAAGTTATAGATCACGAAAAAGTTCATATAGACCAAATGAAAAGAGGTGATTTAGATTATAATGATTCTGCTGTATTTTGGAAAGGTAAAAGATACCCAAGATCTAAAATGAAAGAAGGTGATAAAAGCCTTCCTTGGGAAAAAGAAGCGTATAACAAAACTAAAAATTAAAACAATGGCATTTAAATTACCAAAAGCAATACAAAAAATATCACCCTTAAGTCTTACAGATCCTAAAATAAAACCTTTTCAAGATCCAGGAGCACCTGAAGGGTTTGAAAAAGGTCTTTATAGTGGGTCTACCGAAGTTATAGGTACTCCATATGAAGGAAGAGCATTTGTTGGAACTACTGGCACTGGAAGAAGACAACCAGTTGGTAAAACAGTAATGGGGCGTTCAACTGGATATGCTGGTTTAAAAAACGAAAAGCATACAGTGGTTTATGGGGAAGTGCAACCTAGATCTGTAGTGGGTAGTTCTCAAGACGCTATAATTAAAGGTTCAGCTACTATAGTAAAACCTTATAGAAGTAAAATAGTAGGCGTTAAGAAAAGAAAATAATATATGTGGAACTTATTACTAGGTTTATTAAAAGGAGGTGGCGGAAACAAATCTGTTGCTGGTAATTTAGCTTGGGAAATAAGAGAAGCTATTAAGGGTAAAGAGTTAGACCCTAATGAATTAATATCTTTACAAACTAAAATAAATGAAATAGAAGCTAGCCATCGCAGTATATTTGTTGCAGGTTGGCGTCCATTTATTGGGTGGATTTGTGGGTTTGCTTTAGCGTATAATTTTGTTATACGTGATTTATTTATTTGGGTGTTACAGCCTGAAGAAATACCACCCGCACTGCAAATGGAACATCTTATGACCGTACTTTTAGGTATGCTAGGACTAGGCGGTTTAAGAACCTATGAAAAATTAAAAGACAAAACAAAGTAAATAGTAATCAATTAAATTTAATCAAATGAAAAAAGTAAAAGAAAAAGTAGAAAACCAAATTACAAAAGAACAATTAACTAAAGTTCAAGAACAACAAAAAAAATTAAATACTCTTTTAAGAGATATTGGTTTTGTAGAAACACAAAAACACGTATTATTGCATCAACAGGCAGATCTTAATAAAGAAATTGAAGAGTATAAAGCAGAGCTTGAAAAAGAATATGGTGCAATTACCATTAATATTGAAACAGGTTCTTATACTGAAATAGTTAAAGATACTGAATAATGAGTTCTATTATAAGAAAAATAAGTATTGGTTCTGATTACAAGAATGAAGCAATGCATTATTCAGTTGGTCAACAAGTATATGGGGGCCACGAAATAGCTTACATACTTTTAGACGAACAAGATAATTCTTATAATATTTATATAAAGAAAAACAACGAGGTAATGCCATGGAAGAAATTTAATTCAAACATGGCAATATCCGTTGAATATGATCTTGAATATTAATGAATAGTATATACGATTTTATTGTAGAACCTTTAGGGGAAAGATACGATAATAATATTAAGATTGGTAAAAAAAACTTAATAGTAAATACAAAAATTGAAAGTTGGAAATTTGTAAATAATATGGCTAAGGTTGTTAAAACTCCATTAGCATATGATACAGGTATAAAAGTTGGTGATACTATTGTAATACATCATAATGTCTTTAGAAGATTTTATGATATGAAAGGTAAACAAAAAGATAGTAGATCATTCTTTAAAGACAATTTATATTTTTGTGCTTTAGATCAAATTTATTTATATAAAAGTAATAAAGATTGGAAAAGTTTTGGAGACAGATGCTTTGTTTCTCCTTTAAAAAATAAAGATCAATTTTCACTTGAAAAAGAGCAAAAGCTTATTGGTATACTAAAGTATGGCAATAGCTCCTTAAACAAGCTTAAAATCAATCCTGGGGACCTTGTCGGGTATACACCAAATAGCGAATATGATTTTGTTATAGATAACGAAAGATTGTATTGCATGAAATCAAATGATATTGTAATTAAATATGAATATAAAGGAGACGAAATTAAATATAATCCTAGCTGGACAGAAAGCAGTTGAGGAATTAATTAAAGTAGCTGAAGAAAAAATTGTTACTGGTACGGAAGACGATGTTTCTGCCGATAGATTAAAAAACGCAGCAGCAACTAAAAAACTAGCAATATTTGATGCTTTTGAAATTTTAAACCGTATTGAAGCTGAAAGAAACTTAATTGAGGATAAACCAATAAAACAAAAAGAAAGTTTTAGTGGGTTTGCTGAAAAGAGATCAAAATAATGTATACACAATCTCTTATAAAAACAATAACACCAATTAAACCCAAAATTATAAAACGAATGAATCGTTATAATAAATGGGAATATGGCTATAATAAAGAATACGATATTATAGTTATAAGTAAAACTGGTAAGATTGGTGAGATAATTGAAATACAAAACTTAGTAATAGCATTACCAGAACAGCCTAAGGAAGTTGTTAATACTGAAAACAGATGGGTAGCAAGTGAATACCCAAAAGAATTACACAATATTAAAACTGTTTTTGACTGGGAAACATATCCTGATAATTTTAAAAATAAATGGTATGGGTATATTGATGAGGAGTTTACAAAACGCGACGAGGGGGCTTGGTTCTATAATAATAAAGTTCCAACTTATATTACTGGTACTCATTACATGTACTTGCAGTGGACCAAGATTGATGTTGGGAGGCCAGACTATAGGGAAGCAAATAGAATTTTCTTCATATTTTGGGAAGCCTGTAAAGCTGATAGTAGATCCTATGGAATGTGTTATCTTAAAAATAGACGATCAGGATTTAGCTTTATGGCTTCAGGGGAGGCCGTTAACCAAGCTACAAGTACTTCAGACGCACGGTTTGGAATATTATCAAAATCTGGAGCGGATGCAAAAAAGATGTTTACAGATAAAGTGGTTCCAATATCAGTTAATTACCCATTCTTTTTTAAACCAATACAAGACGGAATGGACCGCCCCAAGACAGAATTGGCATATAGAGTCCCGGCGTCAAAGTTTACCCGTAAATCAATCACGTCAAAGGAGACCAGAGAGGAACTCGAGGGGCTCGATACAACAATCGACTGGAAGAACACCGGAGACAACTCGTACGACGGAGAGAAGCTCCGGCTCCTCGTCCACGATGAATCAGGGAAATGGGAAAGACCGGACAATATCCTCAATAACTGGAGGGTCACGAAAACAACGTTAAGATTAGGTAGTAAGATTATTGGCAAGTGCATGATGGGATCAACATCAAACGCTTTAGATAAAGGAGGGAATAATTTTAAGAAACTTTATGACGAATCAAACGTTGCCAAAAGAAACCGCAATGGACAGACTAGCTCAGGATTATATAGTTTGTTCATACCTATGGAATGGAACTTCGAAGGATTCATTGATACTTATGGACTACCTGTATTCGAAACGCCAGCAGAACCAATTAAAGGAGTTGATGGCCAATGGATTGACGTTGGGGTTATAGAGCACTGGGAGAATGAGGTTGATGGTTTAAAAAGTGACCAAGATGGTTTAAACGAATTTTATCGTCAGTTTCCAAGAACAGAGCAGCATGCGTTTAGAGATGAAACAAAACAATCTTTATTTAATTTAACAAAAATCTATGAGCAAATAGATTATAATGAAGATTTAAGAAACTCATCAGTAGTTACTACTGGAAGTTTTAGTTGGGAGAATGGAATAAAAGATACTAGAGTAATATTTATGCCAAATAAAGATGGAAGGTTTAAAGTTTCTTGGGTTCCTAATAAAAATCTTCAAAACCGAGTGATAATAAAGAATGGCATTAAATATCCTGGTAATGAAGACTTAGGGGCATTTGGCTGTGATAGTTATGATATTTCAGGAACAGTTGATTCAAGAGCGTCTAACGGATCGCTACATGGACTAACTAAATTTTCAATGGAAGATGTGCCACCAAATAGTTTTTTCTTAGAATATATTGCAAGACCCCAAACTGCAGAAATATTTTTTGAAGACGTATTGATGGCTTTAGTATTTTATGGTATGCCAATACTAGCAGAAAACAATAAACCAAGATTATTATATTATTTAAGAAGAAGGGGTTATAGAGGCTTTTCAATGAACCGACCAGATAAGCTTTGGAATAAATTATCGGTAACTGAAAAAGAAATAGGAGGAATACCTAACTCAAGTGAAGATATAAAGCAAGCTCACGCGGCTGCTATTGAATCTTACATTGAAACTTATGTGGGATTTTTAGGTGAAGGCTATGGAGATATGTATTTTCAAAGAACGCTAAATGACTGGGCAAAATTTAATATTAATAAAAGAACTTCTCACGATGCTTCTATTAGTTCAGGACTTGCTATAATGGCTTGTAATAAAAATAGATATGCCCCAATAAATAAAGTGGATAGACCTACAGTTACCTTAGGATTTAAAAAATACAATAATGATGGTAGTACCTCAAAAATTATACTTTAAATGAATATACAAACAAATACCAATAGTTCTTTTCCTAGCCAAGTCGTTAGCGATGCCGAAAAAGCTAGCTTAGAATATGGTACACAGGTAGCTCATGCTATTGAACAAGAGTGGTTTGACCAAGGTAGAACTAGTGGTAATAGATATTTAACTAATTGGAATAATTTTCATTCATTAAGATTATATGCAAGGGGTGAACAATCAATACAAAAATATAAAGATGAATTTGCTGTAAATGGCGATATATCTTATCTTAATTTAGATTGGAAACCAGTTCCTGTAATACCAAAGTTTGTAGATATTTTAGTAAATGGTATATCAGAAAAAGAAGTTGAAATAAAAGCATATGCTCAAGACCCAGTGTCTATTGAGAAAAAAACAAATTATGCTAAAGCTGTATTACGTGACATGTATACACAAGAACTTCAGCAAATTGGTAATCAAATATTAGGGGAAGATTTTTCTAATTCATCTATACCTGCAGATCAATTGCCAGAAACGCCAGAAGAACTAGAAATAATGTTACAAACTAGTTACAAGGAGGCTATTGAAATAGCAGAAGAAGAAGCTATTAATAATGTACTTGATTTTAATAAATACGAATCGATTAAAAGAAGAATAAATTACGATTTAACTGTTATTGGTATTGGTGCAGCAAAAACTAACTTTAATAAAAGCAACGGGATTACTACAGAATATATAGATCCTGCTTATTTGGTTTATTCATATACAGAAGATCCTAATTTTGAAGATATTTATTATGTCGGCGAGATTAAGTCTATTACTATACCTGAATTAAAAAAACAATTTCCACATATTTCTGAAGAAGAATTAAAGAATATTCAAAATATGCCAGGTAATAAACAATATATTACTGGCTGGGGAAATTATGATGAAAATACGGTGCAAGTGCTTTATTTTGAATATAAAACTTATAACAACCAAGTATTTAAAATTAAACAGACTGAAAGTGGTCTTGAAAAAGTTATACAAAAAGATGATAGTTTTAATCCTCCTGAAAATGATAACTTTAAAAAAGTATCTAGAACAATTGAAGTGTTATATACTGGGGCAAAGGTTTTAGGTAACAACACAATGCTTGACTGGAGATTAGCGGAGCATATGTCAAGGCCTTATGCAGATACTACAAAAGTAAAAATGAATTATACAATTGCTGCTCCAAGAATGTATAAAGGTAAAATTGAATCTATAGTTAGCAGAATAACAAGCTTTGCTGATATGATTCAACTAACGCATTTAAAACTGCAACAAGTTATGTCTAGAATAGTTCCTGATGGAATATTTTTAGATATGGACGGTTTAGCAGAAGTGGATTTAGGCAATGGAACGAATTATAATCCTGCGGAAGCTTTAAATATGTACTTTCAAACAGGTAGCATTGTTGGTAGATCTTTAACCCAAGATGGTGATCTGAACAGAGGTAAAATTCCTGTACAAGAGTTAGCAACCTCATCTGGACAAGGTAAAATAGCTTCTTTAATAAATACTTACCAGTATTATTTACAGATGATTAGGGATGTTACAGGGCTTAATGAAGCTGTAGACGGAAGTAATCCAGATAAAAATGCTTTAGTTGGTCTGCAAAAAATGGCTGCTAATGCATCTAATGTTGCTACAAGACATATATTACAAGGTGGAATGTATATATATTTAAGAGTATGTGAGAATATTTCTTTAAGAATCGCAGATGCTTTAAGCTTTCCACTTACAGCTAACGCTTTAAAAAATAGTATTTCAACATTTAATGTTAAAACATTACAAGAAATATCAAACCTTAATCTTCATGACTTTGGTATATATTTAGAATTAGAACCAGAGGAAGAAGAGAAAGCACAGCTTGAGCAAAATATACAAGTTGCTTTACAATCAGGAGGTATTGATCTTGAAGATGCAATTGATATTAGACAAATTAAAAACTTAAAGCTTGCTAATCAGTTGCTTAAGTTTAAAAGAAAGAAAAAACAAGAAAGAGCAGAGGCTCAACAGATTGCTAATATACAAGCTCAAGCACAAGCAAACGCTCAAGCGTCCGAAGCTGCAGCACTCGCTGAAGTACAAAAGCAACAAGCATTAACTCAAGAAAAAGTTAGTATTGAACAAGCTAAATCTCAATTTGAAATTCAAAGGTTACAAACTGAAGCTCAAATAAAGAGAGAGTTAATGGCTGAAGAGTTTAATTATCAAATGCAGTTAGCTCAGATTAGAGCACGCGCTGATATGCAAAAAGAAAAAGAACTTGAAGATAGAAAAGATAAAAGAGTTAAAATACAAGGAACTCAACAATCTGAATTAATAGATCAGAGACAAAATGATTTATTACCTAAAAACTTCGAATCTGCGGGAAATGACAGTCTTAGTGGATTTGGTCTAGAACAATTTATGCCTAGGTAACATTTATTAACCAATTTTATATTATTATATTATGTCAGAACAAGTAAAACAAGAAGGGGATTTTAAATTAAAAACAAAAAAACCTTCTGTAAAAAAATTAGCTAAGCCTAATGATATTATTAAAGTAGATTTAACACCTAAAAAAGAAGAGGATGCCATTCAAGAGCAAAGCACAGATGCAAGCGTGTTACGCACAGAACAACCCGAAGTGGGATTGTCAGAAGTGGTCGAAAGAAACGAAGAACAAGAAGTCGTTGCCCAAGAGGCTGTTGAAGAAAACCTAACAGTAATACAGGAAATAACAGAAGAAGAGGTCGAAGCAGAGGCTGTACAGCTAGTAGAAGAAGCTAATGCCGCGATTGAAAACAAAGAAACTACAGGTAAGCAGTTACCAGAAAACATAGAGAAACTTGTTTCATTTATGGAGGAAACTGGTGGAAGTGTAGAAGATTATGTTCGTCTTAATGCTGATTATTCAAATGTAGACAACACTACTTTATTAAAAGAATATTATAAAAACACCCGTCCGCATTTAGATGCTGAAGAAGTTTCTTTTTTAATAGAAGACGCTTTTAGCTGGGATGAAGATATTGATGATGAGCGAGACATCAAAAAGAAAAAACTCGCTTTTAAAGAGGAAGTTGCAAAAGCTAAAACGCATTTGGATGGTCTTAAAAGTAAATATTACGAGGAAATCAAGTTGAGACCTGGTATTACACAAGAGCAAAAAAATGCA